GTAGAACGCATCAGCGATATGCACACGGTGATGCTTGACATTTACAGCATGCTTCGCTATGTTTACCGAAACAACACAGCCGGAACATGGGTAATCAATGACAGCATCACACCATTTTATGACGCACAAACGGACATCGTTAGCGGAGTTGCAGCCGTTATCGAATATCATTGTCCAAATTTGAGAGATTACTGCGACACACCAAATAACAATTTAACATTCCCAACAATAGAATAAAATGAGTACTTCAACACAATTCATGGCTGGCATGACTGGCTGCAAGGTATTATCAGGAACAGGCGCAAACACTGGCAGATGGCAGGGTTTTGTAGTAAACGCAGATGCCACATTTACCGAAGCCCTTGACAAAGGTGCAGCAAGTGTAATGACATCGCTTGGCCTTACTGGCGTTACCTTAAAGCAAGGCACGTTTATTTCAATGCCCGAAGGTGACTATTTCAGCAGCATAACCCTTGCAACTGGCAGCATCGTAGCTTACAACGTATGATTAGAATAGGTGTTCGGTCATTTGTAGCGGGTAGTATTCCACCGGATGCCGATGCACAGGCATTTATCACAGCCGCTGGGATAACTGATGCAACACAGCAGTCAGCCATCAATACGTTGGTAACTGACTTGAAAGGTTATTCCATTTGGACAAAAATGAAGGCCATCTATCCTTTTGTTGGTGGCACAAGTTCAACCCACAAATGGAACTTAAAAGATCCACAAGATACCAATGCTGCATTTAGATTAGTGTTTAATGGTGGATGGACTCACAGTTCAACAGGGGCATTGCCTAATGGAACTAATGCTTTTGCAAATACTAACTTAAACGAAAACACTATAATGACTTTGAATAATATACATATTAGTCATTATAGTAGAACAAATAACACAAACAATGTTTGTGATATTGGACTATGGAATAATACTACTGCCGGCACACACACCATTGTATCTTCAGCTGGATCATCTGCCATAAGAAATACAAATTTAGATGCAAGTCAGACAATTTTTACAGCACCCAGTAGAACTGATGGTTTTTTTGTCAATTCAAGAATATTATCAAATCAGCATAAGTTTTATGTAAACAATTCTTTATTCAAAACAATTAACAGCGCATCTGTAACAAAAGTATCAACAAACTATTTTGTCGGTGCAAGAAGTAACAACGGAACAGCTGGGTTATTTTCAAATCGTCAACTCGCCTTTGCTTCCATCGGTGAAGGCCTAACCGACACCGAAGCCGCTAATTTTTACACCGCAGTACAAGCATACCAAACAACCCTTTCTCGCAATGTATAAATTATCCGAAATAGCACCCGAAAATTACAGCCAATATGTAGGGCTGTTGACTGAAACTGACAAAGATTTGCTCATCGGCCAATGGTACATGGATGACAGCTACTTCAACCCCATTCAAGACAATGACGATAGGTGGGTGATTTCCATTGAAGAAATCAGTCAATGCCTTAACCCTGATTTTATGTGGGTGCAAAACCTGCCGCTAATTCCGTATGTTCCTAAACCTGCACCGCCCTTTCCCTGATGAAAAACGAAACTGAAACAATCGTAGGTAGTTGGCTGTTATGGTTGGCTGGGGCTGCCGCAAAGCTGCTGCCGTTAATTCAATTCCTATCATTCACGGCTGCCCTTGTTTTATCCTGCATCGGCATTTATAAGTTTTTCAAGTATGGCAAAAAGTAAGGAGATAGTAAAATGGCAACCGAAAAGCAAACGGAAACTGGGCAGACACACGAAGTCAGCCAACAAACACAAGTCAGCAAAACCATACCGAGGACAAGGAAGATGAAACTTAAAAACTATTTCCAACCCACTCCCAAGCGTTTCAGGGTTATAGGTGATAGCATTGCGGCTGCATCTTTGTTCGTTGCCGGGCTTAACCTTGACCATCCAAAGTTGATGCTGATTTCAGGTGTATGCGGTGCGGTGGGTAAATTCGTGACTAACTTCTTTGCAGAGGATGAAGCGAAATGATTGGCTTTTTGTGCTTTGTGGTGTACTTGGTATTGTGCTTGTCTTTGGGCATTGCCCGACACAACAAAAACCACAGGCAGACACAGGACTAATTGACTCGCTGACAGCCGAAATTGACAGCATCAAAAACGAGTATGCTGCGCTGTTGATCAACCGACCTGAAAAGATAAAACGCATCCGTGAAATTAGGACAAAATATGTCCACGATACGCTGACCATTACCCAGCTTCAAAAAGACACGGTTAAACTTGCCGCCCTGATTGATGAAAATAAACTTTGCTGGGAGATTATCTCCGATGACAGCTTGGTAATTTACAGCCAAGAGCAGGTGATAAAATTACAGGATAGTGCGATAACGCATTTACAGCGCATTACAGCCACTCAAAATCAGCAGTTGGAACAATGTGCCACAGATAACAATAAAATGCGTAGGAAACGAAATGCGTGGCTAAATATCGCAATCTTATCATCATTATTATTCATAGCTAAATGAAAGCACTGCAAGAACTACTGAACAAAAACGGGGCAAACCTGAAAGCGGATGGCGTTATCGGCCCGAAAACTACCGAAGCACTCGCCAATTACATAGCCAATGAGCTGAAAAAACGCAAATGGTTGCCGCAATATCACGGCATTGTATGGCTTCGCACAGATGATAAGCTATCAAATAAGTTCGATGACTTCTGCATAGTCTACAAATACGGCCAAATTGTCTATGTTTGCCCTGCTTCTACCACCGCTGGTGACTTCTATGTGTACAATCCCCTCACCGTTGGTGGGATAAATGGTACTGCGGTAGCCGCTGAACAGCAGATTGTCGGTTCACACCGCTTTGTAACAGGTGCAAAATGGTCTAATTTGTGGTTGGGTGCGCCTTATTTTCAGCAGATATTGCCTATAACCATCTACCGGGATGGTACAAAAGACAGGCAACTTGACCAAAAAGTGACGCAGTTCGGGTTGTTTGGCATCAACTTTCATCGTGCCGGGCTTGGTGACTGGGTGAATAAGTGGTCAGCAGGGTGTCAAGTAGTTCCAGATAGGCACTGGTTCGAAATTGTGAAGCGATTTAACCAAGGGCAGGTCATAGACTTTACCCTTTTTTGCACATTCGGATAAGCAAAATTTGCGAAAATTGCTCATTCCATTGAGCAAAATTACTCAATGCTTTGCGTAAAAACTATCGGTGGACATCCACCAAGTTAATCAAATGCTCCATTGAAAATTTGACAATATATGTCAACTCACCGCACACGATAATGGTCAGCGGCTTTTTTGGTGTGCTGCGATTGTCAGGCATCATGCAGTCAATTTTGTACAAACATACCGGAAATGTCGGCTCTTGATACAAATCAACTTCCGAAGGTGCAATCCCCATTTCATAAAGCGCATCTTCCATTTCATCGCCTGCAATTACTTCCAAACATAACGGTGTGTGAAACATCAGTAAACTCTCCCTTCTATTATGCGGTAGTTTTCTACATGGAAGTTTCGGTTAGGTAACACGGTCACGATAGCACCACCATGATTTTGTTTTATGTAGCCATAGGGGTTGTATTCGGGTGTAAGTGTGCAATGACATCCGGTGGAGAAACAAACAATCTCATCACCTTTCAGGTTATTTTCGTGGTGGCTGGATGTTTGGTGGTGGTGGCCGATCAGCAGCGAACTTTTCGCCCTCATAAATGCACCCCTTGCCGGGTTAACCGGAGCCATGATTGACTTTTGAAATTCGTGGCCATGCAGAATGTCAAGTTTCCCGGCTTTTATCCTTTCCCTGAACACTACTTTTATGTCGTACTTTTTCAAGTGCAGTTGTTCTTCAAGCGTAATGCCATCCAAATCTTCAATGGCACGGGCATTGCTTAACAAATAGTGGCGCATCCTTTCTTCGTGGTTACCGAACTTGTACCAAATCGGAATGGTTGGAAATTCCTCACGTAGCAACTGGAAGAAACTGCGTGTCATTATCAATTCCTCACGGATGCTTGGTCGTTTTGTTTCCTGTAAAAAGCGGCTCACCATGTACATATCAATAATGTCACCATTCAGCACAATGCCCGTGATGCCTTTTTCTTTGCCGTATTCAAGTGATGCCTGAATGGCAAGTGGATCATGTTCAGGGAAGTGAATGTCGGACATGACAAGGTACTTTCCTGATGGCAGCACCACATCTTTTCGGACTGGCAATTTGGTGTAAAGGCCAAACTTTTTCAGGCCTTCTTCGATGGTAGATTTACCGGGCATATTTTCGCTGTGTTTTTTTGAATATGAATTACTACCCATTGAACCTGTGGCTGCTCTTATTTGCTTTCGTACTGCATCCACGTTCGGCCAGACCCCTGGGTTTTGTTCGTAAATTAACTTGGCGAGTGTTTGTTTTGGCAACATCAGTTGCCCATCGAGCATGTGCTGCTGCATTATGCTCTTGACGATTTCTATTTTAGTCATCTATCTATAAAAGTAGTTACCGCCTGCGATTGCTAACATCCACCAAAAAGTCGATGAATGCTAACAAGGCAGGGGCAATATACAACATTAAACCAAATACCATCTAATTTGTTAGGGCTGTGCCGTTTAATTCATCCTGCCATACCCTTATTTTGAACCACTCATCTACGCTGGGGATGTCATCAGGCATTTGGGTGTAATCGTAGGGATGTGCTTCTGTGGCTTCATCCTCGAATGGTGGCTGCCATTGTTCTATTGACTTGGGGGTTTCACGTTTAGTCAGCATGACCAATCTCCTTTAATGCAATGGTGTCACTTCCTGCGACATAAACAGCAGGTTGAATGATATCCCCATCATCGGTAACAGGCAACACCCCTTTTTCTTCGGACTTGTATGCCCACTTTGCCATATCTTCAACGGTTGCAAGTTGGTTTTTTGCAACAACCCATTCATCCAAATGGTCAAACTTCCACCGACCAGCACCGGAACGGCATTGGATTTCAAAGCCCATGTGCTGAAATGTCTTGCCATACATCTGTGCTTCGTTTATGGCTTGGGATTGTATCTGCTCTTTGGCGGCTTTGATTTGCTTTTCCAACCGAGTGAGGTGGCAGAACGCATCCAAAGCGGATGCGTTGCCTTCCTCAACATCAAACATCAATTTAACTACATCTGTCATGGCTTCAATATTATTACCTCTTTGAAGTTACCGAGATTAACCCACTCCACCAGCTTGGTCAGTTTGTCCTGCGCCCAATCAGGGATATACTTCTCATTGCACTCAATGAATACCTTTGGGTAATCGTACAGACAGCGGCCCAAACCAAACTGCACAGCAGCCCTTTTCATTGCATCCGATATCCCGCCCTTTTCAGGTTCGATGTTTGTCTTGGATGCACCATCTTCACGAGTGATTGTTTGGCCATCCAAATACACGGTCAAGCGGCAAATGAAGCCGTTGGTTATCTCCCTGAACTCCGATTTCCAATTTATCGGCCCGAAGGCAGCGTCAAAGCGTTGCATTACACAGCGATTGTTAATGTACGGCACGACAATCATTTTGCCTGTGCTGGTGACTGATTGCACACGCCATTCGATTTCGTTTGGCTGAATAGGTGCGGTTAGTGTTTCATTCATTGTCCTTGGAATATTAAAGTGTTAGTTTAGTTTTTGCCTTGTTTTTCTAAATTCTCCGTGTGGATTGTACCCAAAATGCGGATAAGCGTTGGCAGAATTTCAGCAGGAATGCTCACGCATTTGCGGCCATCTTTGCCGGGGTGAAACTCTTGAAAAACATAGACATTGTCGCTGTCATCTTCCCAGTCAATGCGGTAGGTGACATCATCGTGTTCGAATTTGGCAGAGTAGCTGCCTGTGTGTGTTACTTTTATTTTTGTTTCCATGATGCAAATATAGTATAAGTTTTTATATTTTCAAACTTTCTGCAATTTTTTTTATCAGGTGATCAGAAATCGGTTCAGCGTTAAATCCTTTCTTCCGATATTTTTTGAGTGTCTTTTCAAGTTCCTCATCAGGCACTGGTTCAAAAGACATCATCTGGTCTTTCCAATATACCACCGTTTTAAAGCCCCTGTCTTCTGTTGTCATAGCAATGCAAAAGCCGTGTCAATTACTTGCTGTTCCTTTTTGCTTTTATACTTGCTTGGATTGTTCAGGGCCTTTATCACGGTGGCATAACTTGCCAGACCTTTACAGGCATCAACAACCTGCATCTTCATTCCTTTACGTGCGTGTGCAATAAAGTGTTTTCTTTTATCCTCGTGTGTCATTTCGTTGCGATTTTAAGTAAAATTAGGTAGCCGATAAGATCATTTAACGTGTCTTCATCAGGTGCTTCCATCCCGGTTGTTTTGATGCGGCTCAATTTGTCATCAATGCGGACAAGAAGCTGCTCTGTGGTGGATGCCTTGCTGAATATCCGTGTGGGTTGCAGTGCGGAGTTGCCATACTTTTCATTTTTAGCAATCAACATATCACAAATACGATTGCAGGTTTCAACTATTTCCTGCTGCATCAGAAAGGCAAATCATCGGTTGCGGTTGCACTTACTTTCGGCTCGGATGTTACATTTTTGTAACTTACATTTTTAGCACCCCCCACATAGGTTGCAGGTTTCTTCGCTTCCCGTTCTTCTTTGGTTTGCGACAGGGCAATGTAATGGGTTTCTCCGAACTTTCCTTCGGTCTTTCTTTCAGCACATACGAGCTTGATGTACTTCTTTCCGTTCTTGGCGGTAGTAATTGCCTCACTGGGCAGGTCACTTAAACATATATCGAGTATTAACATGGTGCAAATATAGTTATTTAAATCTGTTCTGCAAAGTTTTGATAAGCATTTTTCACCGCTTCCACCTTCCGGGCAAATGATTTGTCAAAAGTCATCAGGTTGTCCACCGTTTCAATGCTGTGTATCATTGTGGAGTGGTCACGGCCACCGCATAATTGACCGATTTTCTTCAACGATAACGAAGTTTTATGCCGCAAAATCCAAATGAATATCTGCCGCAATTCCAATACCTCACGTTTACGGGCTTTCACCTTGATAAATTCGGGCTGATAGTACGGAAATACAGACCTGATTGCAAGGTGTGTGGCCTTGATATGCTCATCATCTTTGTCAATGTCCTGTACTTTTAGCACGGTTTCCAATTCCCTGATGCGGATTTGCTGGTGCCTGATTACTTCTTTCATGCGGTCAATTTCACTTTGACGAAATGTTGTCCGGCTGTTGTGCTGTGGTGCTTTGATTTTTATTCTCATGTTCTATTATTTTAAAAAGTTCGTATGCGATTTGTGGAACTATGGCATTCCCATATCCTTTGATGCTTTCGTTTCGCCACTTTGGAAAGGTAATTCCGTCCAGTTCGGTGGGAAGCCCATCATCTCCGCCACAAATCGGGGATTGAGTTGGGAAATTGTACCATTGTTGTTTTGGATATTTGCTGCCATTTGTTTTAAAGGATTTTGTAAATTCACTCCTTTTTCTTTGTGTCTTTGTTTTGCCTTCTCGAATGTTTCCGGCTTCCTTGCTATGTTCCAATCGAATGCATTTGGTGTCGGTAGCATTCCCATTGACATTGCCCTGTTCAGCGTTACCGAGTGCATTGATCCTTCCTTCACTTGTGTTGACTTCATCGTTGCCGTTGCATTGGTTTGATCCATAACCGTTGGTGTCGGTAGCATTCCAAGTTTCACCATTGTTGGAGTATATCCACTCATTATCTCCTGTGCAAGAGTTCCGCTGTTTCCGCTTGTCGGATTTTTCTTTCCACTGCTCACTTCTCCATCCATTTTTGTTGGTGTTTTTAGCAACAAACCAGCATCTATCTCTTCGGTGCGGTGCGTTTTTGGCCGCAGCTGGAATAATAAACGGTTGAACTTCGTACCCTTGAGCTTCCAAGTCAAGGCACACCTGCTCGAATACCAATCCCCCATCAATATTGACGATACCAAAGACATTTTCTGCGATGACCCATGTGGGCTTAATCTCTTGTATTGCTCGTAGCATTTCGCCCCACAAGTAGCGTTCATCATCTGTTCCCTTTCGCTTTCCTGCGAGTGAAAATGGTTGGCAGGGAAATCCCCCTGTGAGAATATCAATTCTGTTTGCATATTTTTTGAAATCAGTTTTACAAATGTCAATGTGGCTGTCTGCTTCCGGCCAGTAGTATTCCAATACTTTGCGTGGAAATTCCATCCACTCGCAATGGAACACATTCTCCCACCCCATCCATTCGGCTGCAAGATCAAAACCCCCGATGCCTGAAAATAAACTGCCGTGTCGCATGGTGCAAATATAGTTTAATTATTTATATTTAGAAAATATATTCTACCGTTTTACCCATAAAATTACATTGAAGCGTTCCGGTCATCCCATTCCGGCACTTGCTGATAATCAGTTCAGCGTTTTCAAGTTCAGGTGGGTTGCCTCCATTCTTTTGCGCTTCATAATAATCAGGTCTGTACGGAAATAACACCGTGTCCGCATCCTGTTCTATGGCACCAGACTCCCGTAGGTTTGCCAATTTTGGGCGGCTGTTTCCTTCCTCTGTTCCCCGGTTTAACTGCGACAATGGCATCACTGTGCATCCGCATTCTTTGGCTATCAGTTTGCATTGCCGGGATATGTTTGCTATTTCCTGCTCACGATTTTTGCCCCCGGTGCTTTTAACCAACTGCATATAATCAATGATTACCAGCGTTGGTTTTACCTTCATGGTTTTTATTCGGGTTTTGATTTGGGCTATGTCCAGCATTGTGCTGTCTTCGATTTGAAATTTGTAATCAATCAGCAGTAATTCACGGGCAATGTTTTCAAGTTCAAATTCATTGACATCAGCGTTGCGGACTTTTAGGTTGTCCACCCGGCCCAAAGATGAAAGTATGCGGTCAGCAAGTTGTTCTTTGCTCATCTCCATGCTGAACATTATAACCCTGCCCCCCAGCTTTGCATGAGCAATCCCGATGCTGACTGCGAATGCTGTCTTACCCATGCCGGGCCGACCTGCCACCACCACATTTTCACCGGGAACAAAACCACCAATGTACTTGTCAAGTTTTGTGAAGCCAGTTGGTAGTCCAATAGTTTTGATTTCGGATTTGCTTCGTTTCTCCAAGTTATCGAAGCGGTCACCAAGTAGAGTGATCAGGTCAACAGCTTGTCCGCTTTCGTTCAGTTGTATTTCATCAATCATTTTTTGAGTGCTGCTGATACTTTCCATAATATCCCCACCATCCTGCATGAATTTTACTTGATTTGTCATGCTCTCAATAAGAGTTTTACGGATATATTCCTGATGCAACATTGCCACCAATCGGGTAATGCCCTCACCTGTGTAGTGGTTATTTAACCCTGCGATGTCCATTGCCATGTCACGGTGCTTCATTACCACAGCCACGTTGTCAATATGCTCGTTGTTAAGGTACATCGCCTGAATGGTCAAACATAGGGTGCGGTATTTTGGTACGGTGAACCATTCACTGCGTACCGTTGCGGTTAAATCCAGCTGCTTACCTTGCAACCACGTTCCGAGTATTTGTTGCTCTATCATTGTAAAAAGTTTTCTTTTGGTGTTCGGTAAACTTCTGCTGTGATTTTCTTTATGTCAGCAGATAGCCAATTTTTTGCGGTAAGATATAGTGACCTTTTGTTTGCAATGCCTTTCCAGTTTTCTGCCCTGTCCAGAATGTCATCAATTTGGTCAATGGTATAGCCATCAGCAATTAGCTTGTCAACTTCTGCCCTTGTGATTTCCAAATGCAAAATTTTACGATATATATTCTTTTCATTCTTTTCATTCTTATCTTTCTTTAATTCTTTAGTTGGTGTCATCTGCGTTTCATCTGCGTTTCGTTTGCGTTTCACTTCCGTTTCATCTGCGTTTCGCTCGTCTTGGTAACATTCATATTTACAGATAGTTAGCCGTGTCGAAACTGAAACGTTTTCAATTACAATCATGCCATCATTTTGAAGCAGTTGTAAAAACCTACGAACCTTGCTTTTATCTACCTTCCACCGTTTAGCCCAAGTGTCCAATGAATAAAGACTTTGACCACGTTTGCAGTCATACAAATTTCCTTTGATAAGTATCTTCTTATCTTCAAAGTTTGCATTCATAAGTAAATCTGTCCACCAATGAAAGTAATGGCTATTTTGATAAATCCAATGTTCCATCATTTTACGGTGTATCTTAATCCATCC